AAGGCGGACGGTGTAGATGCGACCCTAGTCCAGCCGTCTAATTGGAACGCGGAGCATACGCTTCAGTTAGCGACCAATCGGCTGCTTGGAAGGACATCAGCCGGTACGGGTCCGGTTGAAGAAATCACGGTCACTGGGACGGGGAGTGCCGTACTAAGCACTACTGCATCAATCATTAACCCAACGGTTACTAATTACACTGAAACGTCCTACACTATTACGACAGGGGCAACAGCAACGATTGATATAACTAACGGCACAGTTCAGCGGTTTACGCTCTCTCAAAATGTAATATTTAGTATACTGACGGGCGCTGCTGGAAAGAGTTTTATTTTGATTTTGACTCAAGACTCCTCACCAAGAACCGTAACTTGGCCTGTGAACGTAACGTGGCCCTCCGGGACGCCGCCAACAATTAGCACTGGCTCCGGTAAGCGCGATATCTATTCGTTTTTCTTTGATGCAACCACCTCTGCTTGGCTTGGTGCAACAATCGGACAGAACTACTAATGTTTGCAGCATCTAAATCAGGAAGAGCCGGTTCCGCCGCGCCTACCACCGACGCATCTTTCGGCTATGTCCCGCTACTGTTGGAGACTGGCTCATCGTCATCTCTGAATACAACGGTAACAGACTCAAGCGCCAGCCCTAACACGGTCACCCGAGTCAGCAACCCAAGCACTGGGTGGGTCTCTCCGTACCAGACTGACGGGTATTGGGGGAATCAGTTTAATGGTACTAACGCTTATTTAACGTCTACCATCCCTGCGCTAAGTGGGCAGTTTACGATTGACTTTTGGTTGTATAGACCGGCAAGCGGAAATAATTATTTTTTTACAATTGGAGATGCTCTTAATTCAACTGGGCTTGAGGTTTACTTAGGGACTGCCGGAACCGTTTTTAATGTTTGGTCCGGCGGCGTGCAAATTACTTCTTCCACACTCCCAACCGTAGGTTCATGGAACTATATTGCGTTGACTAGAGACGCTAGCAATGTGGTCAGAATGTATTTGAATGGATCGCAAGTCGGTTCCACTTGGACTTCTTCATCTACTTTTTCTACGACGTTGCGAATCGGCGTTGAGCTTTACAATTCAATATTTACCTTCGCTGGCGGCTGTTACATTTCTAACTTTCGCATTAGCAACAACGTTAGAACCGTAACTTCCGTCCCTACCGCGCCTTTTTCAAACGATGCCAATACTTTATTTTTAAGTTGCCAAAGCAACCGTTTCAAAGACAATAGCAGCAACAACGCCACGGTTACTCTCACCGGCACCCCACAAGTAGACCCATACTTCTACCCTAGTGGATTCACCGCACCAACCGCGAGTCCGGGTGCTGCTCTATTTAGTGGGACGAGTCAATATTTAAAGTCCACTACTGCCACCACTGCTTTTCAGTTTGGTACTAATCCATTTACTATTGAATTCTGGCTATATCAACCCGCTAGACCAACGCGGCAGTATTTTTGCGGCGGAGTATTTTCTGGCGCCGGATTTCAAGTAGTAATGGAACCTACAGGCTTTATTTTTAGTGGAGTTACGGGAGTTGGAGATTTACCCGCAGCTACAATTGCAGTCCCGTTAAATGCTTGGACTCATATTGCGGTGGTTAGAACAAGCACATCCGCAAGTGGGGCGGCATATTATATTAACGGCGTCTCCGCTGGAACATTTACAATCTCATCAAACATTTCAGGAACAGCTTCATCTATAAATGTTGGGACATCAGGCGACAGCGGTTCTGAACCAACTAACGGGTACATCGCAAATTTCCGTTCTGTCAAAGGAACCGCCGTCTACACAGGCGCATTTACTCCACCAAGCGGACCACTGACCCAGAACGGCGGGACGTATCCAAGCCTCACCAACGTAGTCACGGGGTTTACCGCAGCCAACACATCCCTGCTGCTCAACCTCGCAGACAGCAACTACCTCAGCGCGACGAACGGCGTACAGAACAACACCTTTATTGACGAAAGCAACTACGCCTTCCCCATCACCCGCAACGGCACACCGACGCAGGGTTCAATCACTCCGTATTGGCCGAATGGGCAGTGGAGTAATAACCTACCAACAACTTCAGATTACTTAACAATCGCCGCTAACGCTGTTTTCACCCTTGGAACGGCAAATCACACGGTTGAGTTTTGGGCATATCAAACGGCCTACCAGCAATACGCCACGCCGTGGTCCTATGCCAGCACTACGGCCAACCAAAACACAGATAGTTACTATATAACGAACGGGTCGCTTTCTAGTGCTTTATTGGTCGGAGCGGGCGGTTCTTGGGGCGTAAATTTTTCTTTTACCCTGCAAACGCTAAACACTTGGCACCATTACGCAATCACTAGAAGTGGCAGCAATTGGGCTTTGTTTATTGATGGCACTCGTGTCGGGACTGCTACTTACGCGGGGAGTATTGGGGCGCAAACCCAACCAATGGCAATTGGACGAGGTAACTTTTCTCCAAACGACACTTTCCAAGGTTATATTTCAAACCTAAGGATTTCCAAAGGGGTTGCCGTTTATGACCCCGCGCAAACTACAATTACCGTTCCAACCGCTCCTTTAACAGCTACTACTGGTGGGGCAACTCCCCCATCTGGAACCCAATGCGTATTGTTAACTTGTCAGAGCAACCGATTCCTTGATAGGTCTGCTCAAGTAACTCCGGCAACAATCACCCCTAATGGCACCCCCCGCGTCCAAGCATTCCAGCCGTTCTCCCCAACGGCATCGTACACCACTGCGCTGTATGGTGGGAGCGGGTACTTTAATGGTAGTACGGATTATTTGTCAGAAACAGACCTGACTCCGATAACTTTTGGGACTGGCGACTTTACTATAGAATTTTGGCATTATTTAATTTCCAAGGCCACCGCTTACCCGATTGTTTTTTATATTTCTGGAAACAGCTCTGGGACTTCAAACGTCAGAATAGAATTTGACGCCACGCATAACATATCGGGGCCAACGTCTTATAATATATATGCTCCGGGTATTATAATCAACGCTGGAACGGTTGCATACAATACTTGGTCCCATATCGCCCTTGTTCGATCTTCAAACACATTGACCCTGTATTTGAATGGGGCAAGCATAGGTTCTGCCAGCGTAACAGGAGTTTCTTTTGGAGGCACTGGTACGGGACTTAGGGTTATGGGTGATGGCGGGGCAACCACTTATGCTTACGGCTATCTTTCCAACTTCCGTATAGTCAAAGGAACCGCCGTCTACACCGGAGCATTCACCCCACCCACGCTTGCACCGTTAGCTTTAACAGGACCGGCGAGCGCAGCAAGCTACTCAAGCACTACCAACGTCAACACGACCTTCCTAACACCGGCCAGTCTCCTGCTCAACATGACCAACGCAGGAATCTACGACGCCGCCGCGCAGAACGATATTACGACTGTTGCGGATGCTAAGACCGACACTACAATTAAACAGTGGCCGCTAAGTAGTGTGAAATTTGATGGAACGGGTGATTTTTTAAGGATGGTAGACGCCCCTGTTTTTGATTTGGGGAGCAGTGACTTTACTATTGAGGCGTGGATTTATACTGCAAGCAGCGCTCAAGTCATTTATGCGAGAGAAAGTCCCGTTCTTGACGGCATTTTGTTTCAAGTAGCCTCTGGTTTAACTTTAGGTGTAAATTTATCCTCAAACGGAACAAACTACACTTCTTCCGGATTAATTCTTACTGGTGGATCAATCACTGCAAACACATGGACTTATGCCGCAGTGACTAGAGTTGGTAGCGGAACTAATAACATTAAACTTTTTCTGGGAACAACTCCGGGCGGTTCTGCAACACAAGTCGCTCAAGGCACTTTCTCGGGTTCTATTTACAACGCCAGCACTCTTACTCCTATTATCGGCGCTAGAAATACAAACGCTGAACTTCCGTTTAACGGATACATCCAAGACTTCCGTATTACACGAGGAGTCGGTCGTACAATCAGCACCGTACCTTCCGCATCATTCCCAACGAGGTAACCATGCAAATCGCTAACCAAGACCTCATTATCAAAGACCATACTGAGTGGTTCCCCAACACCTCCTTCGGTGAGCGTGGGCCGTCTGTGGATTGGATCAAGTCCGAGGGCTACTACATCATCTCGGCATGGAAACCCTACGACCACGCAACAGAGAAGCTGGTACCTGCCGCGCCTCACCTGCATGACGATATGTGCTGCATCGTTGACGTAGAGCCACTTACCCAAGAGGAGCTTGACCAGCGAGTAGTGACGCAGTGGCAAGTGATCCGTACCCAGCGCAACCAGATGCTCAAAGATACGGACTGGACCCAAGTAGCGGATTCCCCAGTTGACAAAGCTGCATGGGCAACTTACCGTCAGGCGCTGCGAGATGTTCCTGCTCAAGCGGACCCATTTAATATTGAATGGCCTATT